CATATTCAAAAAGAAATTATCAACACCTTGTAAAGTATTATTTGCGGTATTTGATATATTATTTGAAACATTATTCATACTATTTTGGTCCATTTCTAAAATAATTATATATTATATAATAAGAACATATAACTATTTGTTATGTTGGTTTAAAATAATTTAACATTTGAATATTGAATATTGTCTTTCAAAACAGCTAAATTTGCGCTAAAATTGCCGAAATTGAATAGGCCGGTGCTTCCATTTCCTGTTAAATAATTATCCCAAGCGGTTTGTGGGTCTACGGGTGTTGTAAAACGAGTGAATTTTGCTAAAACCGCATCCCATACAGTTCCATTACCAATTTTAATAGGTGCCTCTGTAGCAGAACCTGGATGTTTTGCGTCGCTTGTTAATTTACTTGATTTCACTAATTTACCATTGATATAACAATCCACGATTGTTCCATTTCCGGTTCCACCGTCTACACTAACAATAACGTACACCCATTTTTGTAAAGGGAAGTTTTCAGTAATTACGACTGTTTGATTTGTAGTACCTGTGCTGTTTAAAGAAATATCGCATTTTAATACAGGTCTACTTTGGTCTAAATAAAGGGAAATATTATTACTTCGGCTAAATATAACCTTTGATTTATTTTGGTCCCATGAATTGATATATAACCATGCGCCATATCCATAACTAACATTTTGAGCCTTGTCGATAAGTGTAATATCAGGATTCGCCGAATTTAAATTCACTGATTTTAATATCGTTTTACTAGCACTAATATAATTTACATATAAATAATACACTAAAAACACGATAATTATTCCTAAAATTATTATAGTATAATTCATTATAATATATTATAATAATTTTTTTCGCAAGTAATTTTATTCATTCAAAGGCGGATTACTAAACATCAATAAATTATACATATTCACAATTTCTGTTTTCAATAATGCTTTATCATAATACATAATATTACAAATCGCGCCATCTAATCCGTTATTCGCACCCAAGACGACTGTTCCAGTCGTTATATATTGTGGGGGTGAGGTTAAATTGAATGTTCTCTCTAAATTGCCGTCAATAAATATATCCACCGTGGTAGAACTATAATTGATGACTACATTTGTCCATCGTTGACCTTTATTTTTGATTAGATGCTTGTCTTCTCCAAAATAGATGCCCAATTTATCTTTTTCATTATCATTGCTCATGTTATTTATGTAAACCAATTGTGGTTTTTTATCATCCATATTGAATATGTTAGTCTCTTTGGAATAAGCATTATAACTATTTGATTGAGGATCTATATATATCCACATAGATACCGCGAAATTTTGTCTATAATTGGTAAGGTCATCCGTTTTTGCTTTGGGTAATTTCATGATTTCATTGCTGGTTAAGACATATTCTTTATTTAAAAAACGACTGTCTGGTAATACCGATATACCATTTTGTTTCAACATTTTTGATACTAATTTGGGAAGATAAATATAAGTTAACACGAGCAATATTTCTATAATAAATAAAATATAAATGAGATTTGCGGTTGATTTGATTTCACCTTTTATATATTGAACGAAATCAATGAACAAACAAGGAATATAAAATATGAAATGAATGAATAATCCTAACCATCCTTTCGCTTGTTTTAAATACATAGAGAACATCAAAAACACGATAGCTAAACCAATAATTATCATCAGTGCGAATAAAAACAGCGCAACATAACCAGCCATCAGTAAATCACGATATGTTAATTTTGTGCTAATATATGTAATGGCTAATACGAATATAGTGAATACAACACAAATCATCATTATGGTTTTTTCATTCCCCGGGCCTCCTTGTTGTAGTTTCGACGCATAAGGGGATACAAAATAATATAAAAAACACATTGGAATGATTATCAAAAATGTAAATAAAAAGGTTTCTGTAGAGAATTTGATTCTATGGTGCGAGTAATAAAAAAACAATACAGTAAATACGATGAATAGAACAAATGCGAATATATAAATAAAAAAATGAGATCTCTCACCTGAATCATTTGTTAAAAAATATATAAAATCCGATTCTTTAATCGTTTGGACCATAGAATTTATATTTTCACCTATTTTTTCGCCTATAGATTTTAAAATATCCAATACCGACATAATATCTTATATATACAAGATATTATTTTACAATTATAAATTTTCAATTGTTGTTTTTTTCCCATGACATTCTCTACACAAAGCGACTAAATTATTTACCTCATTCGATCCGCCATATTCTAATCTAACTTTGTGATCTACTTCAAACCAAGCGGTCAATTGACTTCCACAATCCCCACATTTCCAATTTTGTCCAGAGGCGACGAATTTTTTCTTGGTTTCACTAACTGAACGTTTCGTTCCTTTTTTTCCAGAAGTCATCATTCTCGCTTCAGCCGCTTGTTGTTTCATAGGCACAATTGGATAATTATATCCTCCACCGTGCTGATGATTACTTCCCCAATATTGGTCATTCAAAATATTTTGTTTCGTGGTAAAATCTAATATGGGTGATAAAATACTCGAGGTATCTTTATCTACTGGCAAATATTTAATATATTCGTTCGAGGCAGATAGCATAGTGCGAGCTTGTAGCGGATTTTTTTTAATTAACCAATAAATCATTAACGCACCAATTGCAACTCCAGCCATTTGATAATATTTTTTCCACGACAAAGCGATTTTTAGATATTTTCCATCGCTATGTATATTCGCTATGATAAATCCGGTTATGATAAATAATATGATTTCAAATCTCATTTTGTAGTATATTTATATTATCCGTAGATAATTTTGTTGGCTGATATCATTCATAATAGACATATATCAAAAATACGCACAATAAAATGAGAGCAATATGAATATAATGTTTACGCATATTTATGATATTACTTAAATACACTGGTTTGGGTTCATATTCCGCTTCATATTTATCTAAACCCGTTTGTAAAGAATATTCTTCTTTGCCTAATGAAAAATTGTATTTATTGTGTATAAAATGAACCCATCGAACAAATGAATCGCGGTTGTCTAAATAGGGTGAGACAGGATATTTATCCAACATATGACTAAATTTATTTCCCATTTCTTCATTTGGAATAAATAACGGCATATTTTGTATTAAATCATAATATTTACGCTGAGTCGTTTTGGTAGGATGTTCAGGATAAGACCTAGCAACGGTATGTAAAAAGAACCAATAATGCGGTCCCCAAACGGATGGGTCAAATAGCATTCTTATATAATTATATAAAGAATTGGGAATATAATATTATAATACAACCGTATAATTGAAGAATAGAATGAATGATAATTATTGTAATAATTGTGGAAAACAAGGGCATTTATATCACCAATGTAAGATGCCGATTACGAGTATTGGAATCATCGTATTTCGATACAATAAAAATGCGACGGATGCTGCTGAAAAAATAGAATATTTGATGATTTGTCGCAAAGATACTTTAGGCTTTATTGATTTTATGAGAGGTAAATATTCCATCTATAATAAAGAATATATTGCGAATATGTTTAAACAAATGACTACAGTTGAAAAACAACGAATCATAAATTTAGAATTTGATGAATTATGGAAAGATATTTGGAAAAATGAGATGATATCGAACCAATACAAAGTAGAAGAAATATTATCTAGAGAAAAATACAATACTTTGAAAAAAGGGATAACCAATAAAGATGAATTCTATTCATTACAAACCATTATTGATGAAACAAATCTTATTGAAATTTGGGAAGAACCAGAGTGGGGATTTCCAAAAGGACGTAGAAATTATTTGGAAAAAGATTATGAATGTGCGATACGCGAATTTGGTGAAGAAACCGGTTTAGATATTACGAAATTGAAAAATATACATAATATATTGCCTTTTGAGGAAATATTTACCGGTTCGAATTATAAATCGTATAAACATAAATATTTTGTATCATTTATACCGTATGAGGATAGTATAAAAATAGAAAATTTCGAAACATCGGAAGTTAGTAAAATGGAATGGCATAATTATTCTGAATGTCTAGAATTGATAAGACCATATAATTTAGAAAAAAAAAGGTTGATTACAAATGTAAATAACGCTTTAACAAAATATAGACTCTTTTTTCTATAATGATTTTGTTATTTATGGCGCAATAAATATATACATATATTTTAAATAAGTATATATTCGTATGGAACAACAATTAGAACCGAAGAAATATTGCCCTGACGGAACTCGCCGTAATAAGAAAACGGGTAATTGTGAACCTAAAAAAGAAAAACGTGCTACAAAAAAAAAGAAGGAGGTGGTTGCTGAAACGACACCACTGATTATATCTGAGCCATCCCAAGCAATGAAAGATACATTGAATAACTTAGTTGAAATTGTTTCGACTGAAGTAGTAGAACCAAAAAAGAATAAATATTGTCCACCAGGAACTCGTCGTAATAAAGCGACAGGAAATTGTGAACCAAAGAAAGCAACACGAGCTACTAAAAAAAATATTGCGACCGTGATATTAGAAAATCCCGTGGTACAAAATTTAACGACGTTTAAACCATTGGATATTAATGAAAATACACCGAACCCATTATTTGATGCGTTGAAAGAACCATTTATGGAAACAAAACAAGAAGTATCGAACGCACCAGTAGTTGAAACTATTCCAGCACCGGCATTGAACATTGAACCTTCAACCGTCATTTCACCAGAGCCAACCTCGAAACGAACTATTTCCATAAGTAGAAATAACGATTTAATCCGAATGGATTTTGAAGAATTGAAACAAGTATTACTCTCTCTTTTACCGCCAGGAGAACCTTTGAAGGAAGAATTCAATAACCCTATCAAAATACGAAAAGAAATTGTACGATTACGTAAATTGAACACTCCAGTTATTCCTGTAGAAACTCCTATTGAACCGCCTACTCCTCCATCAGTAGATATTCTATCTGAAACAATACCAACTGAAATACCAATTCAATCATTACCAATACCGATTGAACCAAAAGAAGAAGATTTTGAACCAGTCATATCAAATACCGAATTAAATAATAAAGAATTATTTGAAAAAGAAAAAGTAGAATATGAATTAAATCGTGAAAATAAAGAATATGATTTTTTGTATCCACACATCAATGACCCCAATTTCAACGAAAAAATAGCCAAGCGAAAAGAATTCAATGATACGAAATATGATGGTAAAATCAGAGATATAAAAACTTACGCTAACCAAGTATGTAAATCCCATTTTGAATTATTACCTCATCAGTTATTTGTAAAGAATTTCCTCTCTCTAAACACTCCATACAATAGTTTATTATTATACCATGGATTAGGAACCGGAAAAACGTGTAGTGCGATTGGTATTGCCGAAGAAATGCGTTCCTATATGAAAGAAGTCGGAATTAAACAAAAAATAATGGTCATTGCTTCTCCAAATGTTCAAAGTAATTTTAAATTACAATTATTTGATGAAACTAAATTACAATCAGACAACGGGTTATGGTCATTGAATACTTGTATCGGAAATTCATTGTTGAAAGAAATCAATCCAACCAATTTAACGGATGTTCCAAGAGAACGTATTGTTAGTCAAATCAATACTATTATCAATACCTATTATGAATTTGTAGGATATATTGAATTCGCGAATTATATTCAAAAATATACAATGGTTCAAGAGAACAGCGGATTGTCTGAAGACGAAATCAAAAAAACGGAGATAAAAAATATCAAACGTGTCTTTAATAATCGATTATTAATTATTGATGAAGTTCATAATATTCGTAAATCCGATGATAATAAAAATAAACGTATCGGAGAACTTCTCATGAATGTCGCCAAACATACGGTTAATATGCGTTTGTTATTATTGTCTGCTACACCTATGTATAACAATTATAAAGAAATCATATGGTTAACCAATTTGATGAATATGAATGATAAACGTTCAACCATTACAGAAGACCAAGTGTTTGATAAAAACGGAAATTTTATTCCTCAACAAAATAAAAATGGAGAAATCATAGAAGGAGGAAGAGAACTTTTGGAAAGAAAATTAACAGGATATGTATCATATCTTCGGGGCGAGAACCCTTATACCTTTCCTTATCGTATTTATCCTGCGGATTTTTCACCTGAAAATACTCTTCAAAATATTACATATCCAGCGAATCAAATGAATGGTAAACCTGTAGATAAACCTTTACAATTTATACCTATATATACTTCTTCCATTGGTGAATATCAATCCAAAGTATATGATTTTATTATGAACAATTTACGTAATAAATCAATGTCGCGGCGAGATAAGTTTGGAAAAGAAATTATCATGCCAGATTTTGAAAATATGGAAAGTTTTGGATACACTTTATTACAAACGCCGTTGGAAGCATTGAATATTGTATATCCAAATTCTATGTTTGATACTATCAATATAAATACTGAAAATTCATCAGCGAATCAAGAAATCATTGAAAATATGATTGGTAGTAAAGGTTTGGCGAATATTATGAATTATACAACAGTAACCGTTCCTAATCCTATCAAAAATAATTATGAATATAAACCAGAAGTCATTCAAAAATATGGACGTATTTTCCATAGCGAACATATTGGTAAATATAGTAATAAAATTGCTAGTTTATGTGAATGTATTCGTAATTCAACAGGTATCGTTATGGTATATTCTCAATATATTGATGGGGGTGCGGTTCCTATCGCGTTGGCATTAGAAGAAATGGGATTTGGTAGATATGGAAGCGCAAAATATACGACTTCTTTATTCAAAAAACCATTAAGTGAACCTATAGACGCACGAACGATGAAACCAAAAAGTCAAGTTGCGGAAAATTTCAAACAGGCCAAATATTTGATGATTACGGGTGATAAATTCTTTTCGCCGAATAATGCCATGGATATAAAATACGCAACAAAATCTGAAAACAAATACGGTGAGTTGGTGAAAGTCATCATTATTTCCAAAGCGGGGTCGGAAGGTTTAGATTTCAAAAATATACGTCAAAGTCATATATTAGAACCATGGTATAATATGAATCGCATCGAACAAATCATTGGACGTGCGGTTCGTAATTTAAGTCATTGTCCATTACCATTTGAAGAGCGAAATGTAGAAATATATTTACATGCGACATTACCTAGAAATAATGAAGAACCCACGGATTTGTATATTTATCG